CGCAGAACAGCAACCCCGTCACAGTTGAATATATTGCAACGGAAGATTGTTACGCAATATTGAGTTCAAACTACACGGCAATTGCGCCGAAAGCATGGAAATTCATTGACTTTGCAGAACTTAATGATAGGGTGTCCGCACTTGAAAACAAAGGAGCACCACTTGATGAAATCATAAAGAGTGGTGGAGCGTTGGCGTTGTTTAGCAGTGTGGGTTGTATTGGTGACAGTCTTTCTGTTGGGGAAACATACTCAAACCAAGGCGGTTCATGGCAAGTGCATTCACCGAATTACCCAATTTCTTGGCCACAACGCCTTGCACAAATGGATAATATTAATGCTTATAATTTCGGCAGAGGTGGGCAGACATCTAAAACTTGGCTTGCAGAATGGGCGAATAATACAGAATTTACAAGCCATGTGTGCGATGCATATATTATTGCGTTGGGTGTAAACGATTCCCAAACGTATGACCCTTCAACCACTATTCCGGTCGGACAACAAAGCGATATAGGAACTCAGAACGAAACATTCTACCGCTATTATGGGGACATCATCAGCAGGATTAAACAACTCCAACCCAAGGCTAAAATATTCGTTGTGACGATGCCCACAGGATTGGCAACAAGAGGTGCGTATAATGTCGCAATCCGGTACATGGCAACAGCGTTTTCGAATGTCTATGTTATTGATCTCGAACAGTACGCTTCGCTTTATAGTCAGTTGACCGGAAGCACTGCATATTGGAGAAATGGACACGGAAATGCAATGATGTACCAGATCAGCGCATGGCATATCAACAGTTACATTGACTGGATTGTGCATAATTATCCAAATGAGTTTAACCAAGTTGAATATATCGGAACAGAATATTCTTATAATCAGTAAACACTAAATAACACATTAGAGGTGATAAATGATGCTGTATAAAATTATTCTCGATGATGTTTATCCGCAGTGTTGTGCTAGCAATTTGACCGAGGACGAAGCAAAGGCGAAAGTCAAAAATCTCCGTGCAGAACGACCGGGAATGGAATTCCATGTTTTTACGATGGACGGCGATAGTGTATATTGGTGATTTAAAACGGACTTTAACGCACTAAGTAATAGCAGACCTATCCGGTGGGAAAGGGTGAAAGCACATCCGGCAATGGAAAGTCTGCTATGTGATAGAGGGCAAAAGGGCATAAGAATTGGCTTATGCCCCACCTCGTTCCTCATTTTAACAGACTTTAAGTGTGTAACGCTACACACTGAAGCACACTATTAAGGATGCGATATGTCAATGAATATGGACAATTTTAGACCATTACAAGAGTATTTGGACAGCATACCAGAACCGAAGTGGTGGCAAATCAGAACACGATTTGTTATATGGTGGTCAAATTTAATTGATGATATCACTATCTGGAAGTGGAAAAGAAAGCAAAAACGGACAATGACGAAATAAGTGCGAGAGGAGAAAAGAATAATGGCAAAGTATCGTAAAAGACCCGTTGTAATTGAAGCATATCAGACGGACAAAGAACTTGACATTGAAACCCTTGAAGGAACCATGCACGCCAATGCTGGAGATTGGATTATCACGGGAGTTAATGGAGAACAGTATCCATGCAAGCCGGATATTTTTGAGAAGACATATGAACCTGTTTCTGAGATAGGACTTTAAATCAGAACCGGGCTGAAACTGCAAAAGCGTTTTAAGCCGCTTTTCAAGCGATTTCAGCCAGGTCTCCGTTGCGAATGGATAAATACTCATTCAAAGGCGCAGACAGGGCTTGTCCGCAATTCTGTGGAAAACTTTGTGGTCAAGAATCCAACCAAATTCTACATTAGCGTTTTTCGGCGTTTTTCGGGGGTTTTCAGCCGCTTCACACTTTGAATGGATAAATACTCATTCGACAAAGCAGAGACGGTTTCTGTGGAAAACCTTGGTAAAATTTCTTGCCATATTTTACAGGTTTCTGTTTTCCACAGGCGTTTTTGCTCTTCTTGGTGTGTAGCAGTACCGCTACATACAAATCCGGTGAATGTAGCGTTTTCCACAGGTGGAAAGAATTGTGGAAAAGCTGAAAAGCCCCGGAATTGACCGAAACGGAAGGAAGGTGCGTGCGTGTATAGTGCAAACTATGTGGCGAACAAGGTTGAGGAACTGAAAAAAAGCGGCAACCCGTTGCAATGGGTTGCTTGGCAAATTGCTTTGCTGTGTGTCGGTTGGGCGTATGTCTTCGGCGCACGTGGTGAGTATTGCACTCCGGCAAACAGGCGGGCAAAGAATTGGAAAAAGTATCCGACAATCAAAAGCAAGTGCAAGAATTTTGACGGCACGGGCAGTTGTTCCGGGTGCAAGTGGTTTCCGGGTGGCGCACGCACCCGGTTTTTTGATTGCCGGGGCTTCGTGTATTGGGTGCTGTTTCAGGTCTTCGGATGGAAGCTGATGGGGGCAGGTGCAACAAACCAATGGAACACGGAGAGCAATTGGAAAGCCAAAGGCGAAATTGCTACCATGCCGAAGGACACGTTGGTTTGCCTTTTTGTGCGCAAGGGGCAAACAATGGAACACACCGGGTTCGGGTACAATAACGAAACCGTTGAATGTTCAGCGGGCGTGCAACACTTTACAACCCGGAACAAGAAATGGACGCATTGGGGCGTGCCTGTGTGCATTGACGGAACTGTTCCTCCGTCCCCTACCCCAACGCCAACCCCGCCAACAAAGCAAACGTTGCGGCGTGGGTCAAGGGGCGAATATGTCACCATTGCGCAAACACAGTTGATTCAAAAAGGTTACGATTGCGGCACGCATGGCGCAGACGGTCAATTCGGTGCGGCAACCGAACAGGCGGTGCGTTCCTTCCAACATGACCACGGCTTGACCGTGGACGGCGTGATTGGTCAAAAAACGTGGGCGGCTTTGGATAGCACCGAACCCGCCGCAAAATATACGATCACTATTCCGCACTTGTCCAAATCGCAAGCGGATGCGTTAATATCGCAATACCCCGGTTCGATCATGACAGAAGAAAGGGGGTGACCGTATGGCAACCGAAGCAATAATTTCCATTGTGATTGCGTTCTGTGCGCTGTTGTTTACAGCCCTGTCCTTTCGCCGCACACAGAACCAAGACACAAGCGCATCCGCAACCGAGCGGGCAACCATGACCGCCGATGTGCGTTATATCCGGCAGAGCATTGACGAAATCAAGCTTGAAAACAGGGCAATTCAAAAAGATGTTACCGACCTAAAAACCAAAGTTGTTGAAGTTGAAGCAAGCGTCAAGAGCGCACACAAACGCCTTGACGATATGCAGAAAGGATGATGCAGGTTTGTTCACGTGGGAGTTTTGGAAAGCAACCCTTGTGCGGGCAATCCGTACCTTTGCCGAAAGTATGCTTGCGTATATTGGCACGGGCGCAATTGTGCTGAAGGATGTTGATTGGCTTGCGGCGTTGAGTGCTGGCGGGCTTGGCTTCATTATTGCCATTTTGCTTGCCCTGTCCACAGGCATCCCCGAAGCACCGAAAGCCGCCAAGGAATAAAGTAAAACACGCCCCCGGTTCACGCCGGGGGTTCTTTTTTTATGCCTTTATAATGAAGAAATGTATTCTTTTTGCTGTTTCTCCCTTGTTCTTTTGTAGCGTATGTGCTACAATACAGTTCCCGGGGGATATGCCCCCGGGCGGGGGCGGCTGAACCGCCGGACAGAAAGGAAGGGCGCAAATGATTACCACAGCGGCAACGTACAGGAAACTTGAAAAGGTGTTTACCGGGACGGAAAAAGAGTGCAGACAGATCATTGCAGACGCAATGCCATTTGCCCGCAAGGACATCAAGGAAAACACCCGTGGCAACAACTTGATTGCTTACTATCGCCCGGACGGCGGTAAAACGATCAATGACAAGGTTTGGATGCTCCATTGGAACAATGACGGCACGGTTAGCCTGTATTTGTGAGAAAGGAAGGGCAAGAGCAATGGCAAGGGCAAAGGCAATGACATTTGATGAACTGATGGAGTACGCACGGCAGAATTACGCCAAGGGCGGGGACGGGGTGTTTGAGTGTTGGGACAAGCACACGTTTGACGATTATGTGAAGGAATTTGGTGCAATCACCAAGACCAAGGCACGGCAGATTTTCCGGCTTTACAAGGAAACCATGGATGACGAAATGGGTTGGTAACTGATTGAGAAAGGAAGGGCACGATCAAGGCACACGAAGAGTACAACAACGTGAATCAGACGGTTTTGAACCGGGTCAAGTGGGTTGCATGAAAGGCGGTGCGATTATGAACAGCAGGTACAGAGAAGAAGACCGGGGGCGGTTTGACAGCTATTTAATTGACAGGCGTTTCGGCATTGCGGTTGCATACACGGATTGTGATGTTGTCAAACTGACGCAGTTATACACAGAGGAAGACCGCACAGCGGTTGAGGAATTTGCGGCGCAATATGACTTGCCCGTTGATTGGGAACGTTGACGCTGACAACCGGGGACGCACGCACGCCCCCGGATGCCAACGCCAAGCGTTGGAGAAAGGAAAGGTGCAAGGGCAATGATGACACCGAAGCAGAAATTGGAGATGCACAAGCAGATTGTGCGGGCAAACAAAGCCAAGCTTGAAGCGTGGCGGCAGAGCATGAGAAAGGCAGGTGCGGCAAAATGACTTTCAAGCAGATGGGATGCACCCCGGCAGAAACCGAACGCCGCATTGCGGTATGCAACAGGCTGAACGTGTTGGCGCACAAAAAGGCGCAGACAGAGGACAAAGCCAAGGCAAAGCGCATTGACCGCAGTATTGCCACAATTTTGCGGCAGGAACGCCCGTGGATGAAGGAAGCGGCATATTTCCTTTACTGATTATACACGCCACGCCGGGGGCATTGTACCCGGCAGAAAGGGCAATCATATGGCACGTTGGTGGAAGGGTTTTGAAACACAGGCAGAACGGACGGCGTGGGAAAAAGCCGAAAAGGCAGATGACCCGAATTTCCGTGTATGTATGCGCATGACCGCACGGCAGTTGGAAAAGGACATGGGCTTCCCGAAGGGGTACACCGCACCGAATAAGTATGTGACCGTATACCGCTACGATTGGCGGCAGAAAGGAGAATGAAAATGGCAATCACGAATGCGCAGATCATTTTGACGGAATCATTGCGGTTGATGGAAGCGGGCGTGCTGAAACCAACCGGGCGGGTGTTGGTGCAGGAAATGCCGGACGGGTCAAAGGTTGAGATACCAGAACCCGAACCAATCCACACCTTCAACGGTTGGAAGGAACTTGGGTACACCGTCAAAAAGGGCGAACACGCCAAGGCAACCTTTCCGATTTGGAAATGGAAGGGGCGCAAGGATGAGGAAACCGGGGAAGAGATAGGCGGCAATTGCTACCAACGGAAAGCGTTTTGGTTTACGCTTGACCAAGTTGCAGAAATGGGGGTGTGATGTATGGCGGCAGGATTGAAGCAGAAAACGCACAAGGTTCTTGACATTGAGGTTGAAGGGTTCAAGGTTGTGTGCGTTGTGCATTATGAGCAAGCAACAAACCCGTTTCACCTGTATGTGAAATGGTATGACGGCGGTTGGAAGCTGAAGCAGGTTGCCCGGTATCAAAACTTCTTTTCCGTTGTGTGCGCTGTCAAAGAGTGGATGCAGGATAGGCACATTGGTTTTGCGGATTGCTTATGACTACCGTTTTGACTACCAAACCGCAATCATAATTGCATGAAAATGGCACTTTTTGTGCAAACACGGATATACGAAAATAACCCCTTGCCTTTTGTGGCAAGGGGTTTTGTGGTGTGGCTCAAATAGGACTCGAACCTATGACACTCCGGGTATGAAGCGCAAGCCCACATGACCGGGAACCCCTTTGGTATCAACCGCTCCGGCGGTTTATTTTTCTTCTTGACTACCATTTTGACAACGAAACGCCTGTTTTACCCGCTCCGCTTCCGATGTT